GGTCGGCCGGCGGCGCATCGCTCAGGTTGTTTTCGGGCGCGGCGCCCACCACCAGCCAGACCACATAGGGGGGTTGCGTGCCCTGCGGCGCGCGGCCGTGCCGGAAGATCCTGGGCACGGCGCCCAGGATGGCGGTCACCGCGGGCGATGCCTTTAGCAGTTCGAAGATGGGCGGCAGCATGGGGCTATGCCTTGGCCGCGTTCTGCCGCGCCAGCCTGGCCACGATCTTGTCCAGCCGCCGCACCAGGTCGGCGCTGGTGGTGTCGATCACTTCGCGCGCGCGAGAGAGAAACGATGGCCGGATCCAGGGTTCGGCCGGCTGCTGGCTCGAGCCGTATTCCAGCAGCTGCGCCGCCGCCAGCGTGGTCACCGGCTTGCCCTTGCGGTCGGGGTAGGTCTTGCGGCGCACCCGCAACAGGTAGCGCTCCCCCTTGCCGCTGGTGGGCGCCTTGCCGCGGCTGATCACCACGTTTTTCGCCAGGAACCCGGTGGACAGGCGCCGGTTTTCGCTGGTGGCGTTGGCGGTGGCCGCGGATAGGTTGGCCAGGTGCTGGCGCTTCATCGGTTGCAGGCCGGTGCGCGCCGCCGCGGCCACCGGGCCGCCGCGCTTGGCCGACACCTCCCGCGGCAGCGCGCGCAGCGTGGCCAGCACACCATCGATGCCCCGGATGTCCACATCCACTTTCATGGCTCCGCCTTTCCTGGCCGCACTTCGAACGCCAGCCAGGTGCCGTCCACGTGCCGGATGTCGGCGCCACCGTCGCACAGATCGTTCAGGGTTTCGGTCACCTGCACTTCGGCCAGGCCGTTGTCGTCATGGAAGATGACGATCCCGCCCGGGCGCAGCACCCGGCAGGCCAGGCCGTAGTCGTGCTCGACGCCGGCGCGGGAATGGTCAGCATCGATGAAGACGGCATCGGCGGCGGGCAAGTCGGCCGGCACCAGGTCGAAGGTGTCGTGCGGTTTCACGATCAGGGTAAAGCGTGCATCGCCGGCCACCAGGTCGCCCGGGTGCGTGGGGATCTCGCCGCGTTGGGCGTTCAGCAGGTGCGGCCGGTAGCTTGCGTCGACATCCACGCCTACGTAATGGCGGATGCCCGGGATGTTGCGCAGGGCCGCGGCGGCATTGCGCCCGCGGTTGACGCCAAATTCGATCACCACCCCGGGGTCGGCCATTTCCAGCAGGTGCAGCAGCACCGGCAGTTCGCCCGGGTTCATGTAGCGCAGCGGCAGGCCGGCCACATCGTAGGCGCGTGGTTCAAGCTTCACGGTCGGGCGGCGGCGGGTAGTGCGTGGCAACACTGGCAAACTCCTTCAGGCGATCGATGGCGCGCGGGATGTCGATCACCTTGGCGCATTGGTGGTGGTGGGAAAAGCAGTCGCACCCGCCGGCGGCCGGCGCGATCGCCAGCGTGGGGCTGTGGCGGGCGCCGGCGTCATAGCCGTACGGTGGTTCATAGCCGCCGAAGACGATGGCCAGCGGGGTGCCAACGGCCTGGGCCAGCGCCACGCCAAAGCCTGGCGCGGTCAGCACCAGGTCGGCCGCGCGCCACAGCGCTGCTAGGCCGCGCACATCCAGTTCGCCCGCATGCAGCACCAGGTCGGCATCGGGCGGCGGCTGGGCCAGCCATTCGCGCCCGGGTTCCAGGTCGGCCACGCTGACCACGAAGAAGTCGTGCCGGATGGCGGCCACCAGCGCCAGCCAGGCGGAAAGCTCGGGATTGCGGGCCCGGCATCCGCCCCATTCGCGCCGGTCCACCAGCGGGCGCAGCACGGCCAGCGGGCGCTTTTCACGCGGCGGCAGCGACAGGCCATGGCGCCAGCTGCGTGGCACCGGCAGGCGGAAATCCCCGGTGGCCACGCCGCAGTGCGCGCACATCGCCGGCAGGATCCCGCGGGCAGCGCGCACCTCGGCCGGTGTGTAGCTGACGGTGACCTGAGCGGCGCCCGCGGGCGGCGGGTGGGCGCAGAACATGCCCGCTTCGCGTTTGGCATTCTTCGCTTGCGTGCGCAAGCGGCTGCCCTTGTCCACCAGGTGCAACTGCGGCAGGTCGTGATACAGCGACGGCCAGGGGGTTTCTAGCCACACCTCATGCCGGGCGGCCAGCTGGCGCAGCACTGCGCGCTGGTGCAGGTTGTCGCCCAGGCCGTGCATGCCGTGCACCAGCAGCGGGGTCATGCCATGGCCTCCTGCAGACTGGCCATGGGGTAAGCGGTCAGGCTGGAACCCGGCGTGCAGTTCAGTATTTCCACGCCGGCCGGGTGGAAGCGCGCGAACTGGCGGCGGAACACATCGAAGCGCTGGGGCGTGGTGTTCTTCAGGGGTTCCGGGTGGGCGCCAAAGAAATGCGCGCCGTGCATGTCGAACCCCAGCAACAGGATGCGCCGCGCGCCCATGGCGACAGCAAGGTGGCAGGCAATGAGACCCGAACTGCTGCCGCTGCCAATAGCCAGGGTTTCACACCCTGGCGCGGTCACGCCGGCCACGCGCCGGCCGGCGAATTGCCGGGCCTCAGGATGCGCCATCCACCAGGCGCGGTCAGCGCTGACCAGTGCCGCCGCCCACGGCGCCAGGCGCCAGGCGTCGGACACCGCGATGGCCGACACCCAGGGGCAGGACTGCACCAGGTCGGCCAGCGCCTGGGACATGGATGGGCCGGTGGCCAGGATGGCGAACGTGGCATCACTGGCCATCGCCCACCCCTTCGGAAACCGGCAGCGTCAGATACTCGCGGCCGCTGCGCCGGTCGCGCAGCACGCCCTGGATGTCATACAGGCGGTTTTCGTGAACCACCCGCATGCCGGCGGTCACGCCGTCGCGGAATTCGATGGTGATACGGGCAGTCACCGCCGACTGCACGGCCTGGCTGGCCACGAACTCACGCGCGGACAGGGGCTCGATCGCCGCCCAGACCTGGGCCACATCCACCCAGGCGGCCATCAGGATGCCGGTACCGGCGTCCTGGGCCTGTTCGTGGCGCTGCAGCGAGACGCGATGCCGCAACTGCCCGCGCTCCAGTGTGGTGTCTGCCATGCCGTCATTCCAGCGCCGGGTCGCGCAGGGGATACAGCAGCGCGGTCACCGGCCGCGGCAGGTAGCCTTGCTCGAACGCTTCGTCAGGGTTGGAATCGCGCAGCCGGTACAGGTAGCCGGTCATGATCAGCACCGCGGCTTCCACGCTGGGGTGGATGACTGGTTCGCCGGCGCTGTCCACCTCTGGCAGCGGATTGCCGGCGCTGTCGAACAGCGGCTGGCCGGCGCTGTCGCGTGCCTGCGCCCAGGGGGATGCCTGCTTCAGGTACTCGAGCACGGCAGCCGATGCCTGGTGGATCTTGCGCGCCAGGTCGGCATCGTCGGCGGTGGTGTCGCGGCGCAGGTGGTCACTGGCTTGCTGCAGGGTGACAAGCATCATTGCAGCCGCCTCCCATCCAGCCCGGGTAGCCCGCGCTCGCCGGCGGCGCCGCGTTCGCCCTTTTCACCGTCCCGGCCGTCCCGGCCTTTCTTCACGGCCAGGCGCCAATCCTCGGATTCGCCCGGCTTGCCGGTGGGATCGTCCTTCTGCGCGATCCACAGGCTGCCGCCATGCGTGACCGCATCGCCGCGCTCGTAGGGGGTGCCCGGCCGGTACACGCCGCGGTCGATCACGAAGGGGCCGCGCGCCTTGAAGGTCTTGACGCGTTCGCCACAGCGCCACTGGAAGGTGTAAGTGCGTTCGCCGTCGTAGGCCATGTCGAAGTCTTCGAAGCCCAGGCCGTCCACGCCATCGCGCCCATCGCTGCCGGCTTCCCCCTTCGCACCTGGTGCACCGTCGCGCCCATCGCGCCCGGCAGGCACCTGGGCCAGCCGCAGTTCCACGGCATCCAGCCGGCTGGCCAGCGCACCGACGGCGCCGCGCACCACCTCGATCAGGCCATCGGCCAGCGTCTTCAGGTCAGGCGGCAGCATGGGCGATTCCTTCCCGGACGTATTCCAGCAGCGCGCGCGCCTGTTCGCCGGCGTCTTCCTCGCTGGCGCCGCCGGCGGGTGTGCCCTGCGGCGCGGGCGCGGGCGCGGGCGGCTTGGCAAACGGCTTGTCCGCATCGCGTTCGGCCAGCGCTTCAATGGAGTACTGCTGCTGCTGCAGGTAGACGGTGGCCCCGCCGGTCAGCGGCGGCAGGTTCATGCGCGCGCGCGCCTCGTTGGGCGCACTGATGCCGCCGCCCACCAGCTTCACCAGCGTATCGGCCTGGGTGGCCTGGTCCATGCGCAGCAGGGTGTCCAGGTCCAGTTCGGTGCGGTAGGGCGGTGGAAGGGCCAGGCCATCGTCCATGCACTGTTCCATTTCCTCGATCAGGCAATGCAGGGCGTCTTCGTAGAACAGCTGGTTCAGGTCGCCCACCTTCATGCCGGCGGGAATGGTGCCCATGCCGATCTTGAAAGGCGGCACACCGAAGACGGAACACACCACATCCGATGTCCACTTCAGCTGTTCGATCAGCTGGGAATCGGCATAGGTCATCTTCATGGCCTCGAACTTCAGGCCGTCGCCCATCACCGCGATTTTCCCGGCGTTGGCGCCGCCATAGTTGGCCGACCATTTTTCCTGCAGCCGCTTTGCCGTGTCGTCACCGATCGCCCCGGGCGCGGTCAGCACGCCGCCGGGCGCGCCACCGTTGGCGAAGAACTGGGCCGAATCGTTCATGATCTTCAGCCCCACGCCGGCCGCCAGTCCCGCGGCATACAGCGGAGACACCCCCACCAGCGGGTGGAACAGGCAGTTCATGCGGTCATGGATGATTTCGGAAGCCGGCACCGTGACATCGGTGTCCTGGATGCCGGCCAGGTTGTCGGTGCGCAGCTGATAGAACACGCTGCCGTCAGGCGCCACCAGCGGCAGCACACAGGACGGCTCGAGCAGGTACAGCTTCACCACCACGCCGCGCGCGTCCCGTTCCTTCAGGGCGTACGCGTTGCCCGCGGTCAGCTTGGACGTAATCCACCACTGCTTAAACTGGATGTGGTTCTGGAAGCGGTTCGGGCGCTTAAGCACCGGCGTAAAGGCGGCGCTGGTGGCGTCGGTCCAGATTCCATCGTCGTCCACCTGCTTCAGTTCAATGGGCATCTTGCCGATCGCGTTGGCAATGCGGGTGATGCAGGCATAGACGGCATGGAACGCCAGCATGGTGTCCGCGGTCAGCGGGTCGTTGCGCTGCCAGGCGCCGGCATAGGGTTCGTGCACCACCGGCCACCAGCCGCCGCCACCGGGCCAGGATCCACGCGAGTCCACCGGCGCCAGCGGGCCGGCACGTTTCACGTGAATCGCAATGTCGAAACCCAGGAGTTTCATTCGGCCGGCTTCGGGTATTTGCGCGGGCGCCCGCGGCCACGCTTGACCGGCACGCTGGGGCCGCCGGCCACCATGTCGCGCGTCATGTACTGCTGCCCTTCGGCCAGGCGCACCAGCCCCAGCTTTTCCAGCACGCTGGCATAGCGTTCTGGCATGTCCACCTGGCGCCCGCGGGCGGCTGGCTTGGTGTAGACCACGGTGACCTTGCCCACTGCGTGCCCCCTTTCAGGCGGAAAAACGGGGGGCACGCGGCCCCCCGGGAAACCTCAGGACATGGACATGGAAATCATTGCCCCCAGCCCACGCCGGTCAGGTACGTCACGCTGACCGGGCGCCGGCGCTTCCAGTTGACGAAGCGTTCGGCCAGGAAAGCGGTGCTGTTGGTCTGGAACATGGACACCAGCGATTGCCCGTTGGCTGTGGCGCTGTTGTTGGTCGGGGTGTCGGTCATCTGCAGCGATGCTTCCCGGCTGGCATCGATGGTGACCTGGCCATCGTCGGCCAGGTAGATGTCCTTTGCGTTCACCAGCGCCACGATGCCGCCGGCGGATCCGCCCGGGATGTAGTCGGACACCACCGTGGGGATGCCGCCGAAGGTGCCGCCGTTCATGGTGATGCCCGGGAATTCGGCCTGGCCCAGCGGATTCATCATCATGGACAGCGCCAGCGCGGTGCTGGAATTCATCAGGTAGACGGCACTGCGCGGCGGGTTGCCCGCGGCCAGGAACGGCGCCCAAAGCGCCATGATGTCGGCGCGGATGGCGTCGGCATCGCTGCCGGAGCTCGGGATGGCGGTGGCGCCGTTCAGGATCGAAGCGGGCGAAATGTTGGTCACTTCGGCCTTCGCGGGATCCACGAAATCGATGTCCATCCGCTTGATCACCGCCGCGGCCAGGCCGTCGCGCACCAGCCGTTCGGCGCTGGGGCTGGAAAAGCGGATGGTTTCATTGGTTAGCACCGCAATGGTGGCGATCTTGGACCAGCGCAGTTCCACCGCGGCAAAGTCAAATTTCGTCAGGGGCTTCGGTGCCCCCTCGCCCACCCACCAGGCGTCCCCATCCGAAGTCTGGCCGCCAATGCGCACATTGAACGGCACCTGGTTCAGGCTGGGCACATTGCCAACGCCGAACTGGCCAATGACGGTTTGCGGGCGCATGAACTCGATGAAGTCGCCGGCGAAATTCTGATAATCCACCAGCGGGCCTGCCCAGGTCGGATGCAGGGAAGTGCCGGCTTCCACCGCCACTTTCATGATCATGGCCAGGTCCAGGCCGTCGGCCTGCGCGCGCAGCGTGCGCACCAGCCGTTCGTTGTCCGGGTAGTGGCGTTCGGCCAGCCGGAACGCCATTTCCGGATTCCAGCCGGCAGCGAAGCGGCACATCACGTAACGGGCGAACTCGATGCCCGGTTCCAGCTTGGGCGCGTGGCGCGCCACCACCGGCAGGCGGGCGGCGGCGCCGGCGCGGCTGGTGGCACCTTCCACCGGCGCGGCGCGCGCCACGTTGATGGCCTCGAGCGTGCGCAGCCGCGCCAGGTCGGCGTCGATGGTCTTTACCTCGGCCACCAGGGTGTCGAATTCTTCGGCCTCCGCGGTGTCGGTGGAACGGCCTTCGTCCAGCGTCACCTGCATCACGGCTTGCATGCGGGCGCTTTTCGCCGCGCGCGTGGCTTCCAGGTCGGCAATCTGTTCGGCAATGGTCTTCATGGCGTCACTTTCGGGAATCGAGTTGCACGAAGCCGCGCGTGATCGCCGCGGCCGCTCTTTCCCTTGACGCAGGGCGGTTGGTGGTCAGGCGCACTGCGCCGCTCGCGCCATGGCTCAACGAAGCCCGCGCGCGGCTGTCCGCTTGCTTGATCACCGCTAGAAGTTGCTCGCGCGCGAGCGGATCGCACGCCTTGAAACCCTGGATGACGGCATCGGGCTGGGCCGGCACCGGCACCAGCGATAGCTCGAGCACTTCGGATTTCAGGAAGTGGATGCCGCCTTCCTTCAGAAAGGCGTATTCGATCGCCCGAAACCCGATGCTGACCCCCTGGATCAGCTTGTACCGCACCAGCTGCCAGGCTTCCGCGATGCGATCGGCCAGCACGCCGGCTTCCTTCACATCTGGCAGCGTGGCTTCAAACGGCACCCGGCCATCCTTGCCGGCCTTGCCCAGGCTGGCGCGCCCGACCACCTGCTGGCTGTCATGGTTCAGGAACAGCGGGATGGAGTCGGCCACCTCGATGCCATCGGCTTCCACGATGTCGCCCATGCGGTCGGGCCTGGGGCTGGTGGCAATGCCGCGGATGACTCGCGCGCCATCGTCAAATTCCTTGACCTCGAGCAGCGAATAGGCGCGTGACTGCATGGCGGCGGTCCTTCACAAACAATTC